TAGTGATTGCACCTAGTGTAGCGTTCTGGATCATAAACCTTCCACCAGAACCAACTCCAAAACCATTTATACTTGAATCTTTCCCATCGTGTAGTATTCCTCACATAATCACACCTAGACGGTTTGGTGTAAGATTCTCCGATAACATTATTTGCAAATCCGTCAGAATTATTCATTTTCGTCTCCATCCCAATCGTAGTTCTCTTCCTAAATCTCCAACTTTCTGCCAAGCACCAAACCTAAGTTTAGCCATGGGACCTCTATATGTATTAGCGTCAATAATCGCCTTTGGATTCATATTATTATTAACCATATCATTAATGTCCTTGTGTGTCAAGTCATTTGGCCATATGCACACAGAATAATCATCCTCAATCGCTTTTCTAATCTTATTGACAATCTGAACATTCCTAGATTCATTATCAAAACAAATAACTGTATTATTTTTATCCAGAAAATCAAATATTACATCAGAACCGGCCATAGCCAGACAATTTGGAATAAAAAGAGAATCCAAAGGACCTTCCACTAAATATGTTTTCTGATCTCTTTTCCATTGATCCAGACCATATATTTTAGTCATATCGGAATCAATCATAATGGTTATATATCGTAGTTCATTATTAGGATCAAATGTTCTTCCCTGATATCCAAACATATTACCATATTGATCAAAAAACGGTATCAATAATCTAGGTTCATCACCATTCTTCAAATTGAATTTATCGGGAATAATTGAATTTGTCCATGCAAAAAACTTAGGAACATAATAAAGCCTAAAATGTTGGCTAGATGGAATGCCGCGAGATTCAACATATGCCTTAGCTGGATGGCCAACAGGAAGTTGAGAAATCTTCTTTAATCCCTTTAGATAATCATCTCTCTTTGGCTTAAGAATATATTGTTCTGCAACAGGCTTTTCTGTTTCTCTATTCGAAGAATTATTATCTGTGAAACACTCCAGATCATATTCCTTACGGAGTTCTGGATTAAATTCACTTAATAAACTCTTCATGTTCCTAGTGATACCACAGTTGAAACACTTGGCAAGAATACAATCTTTATGTTGATAAAGATGGAATCGTTTCTTGTAAAGATTCTTCTTGGAATCTCCACAGACAGGACATCTACTAAATGCCTTAAAAGGACTACTAGACTTTACTTGATATTGAGGTAACTGAGAACTCAACATAGATAAATACTTCAAATCAATCCAAAACGCCATCAAATATCCTTTACATAAATTATGCAGCGATATTATCAGTATATCATGTCTGAGAAATGTGTCAAGTCATTTAAGAAATTATTTGCTGTTGAGTGTCCAACCAAACACAGAAGTAATCTGAGAAACGATGAATCCGACGATAGTCGCTGCACCAACAACTATCCACCGCCATTTATCAATATCATTCAGTTTTGTGTCTATCTTATTAAGAATATCATTTTGAGCATTGATTTGCTCATCAAGTTGCTTCTTCAAAGTAAGAAGATCTTCTTTTAATTCTTGTCTAAGATCTTCCATACGGTCGTAAACTCTATTATTGCTTTGGGAGCTTTCTTCACGATGCTTCTCTAAAGAGTCTTGCATCTTCTCAAGACTTGCATAGTTTCGCTTTAAGTCTTGCTCGACCAATGATATTCTAGTTTCTTGAGAAATGGTCATAGTCACCTCTTTTTATTGGGTTTTACTAAATCATTCTCAATATTTTTCACAAGATTATTTTCTTTGGATTGTGTGGTAAATCCAGTTGGATTCTTTTCAGTCTGTGCATTGGCTTTAACCAACTCTTTTTGTTCTGGCTTAGTTTCTTCATGGCATCTCCAGCGACGAAGTGACATTGCTTTACGAGTTGGCCTGCCTTTATCATCTTTCATTGGACCGGGCATACCAGACATTCTTGCACAAAATGATTTGCGGCGCTTTCCAGATTTTGAATCTGGATCTACATGTTTTGCTGTAACTGCAGTATGAACACCAAAATGTTCTGCTCCTTTACGAGTTAACCCTGCACCAGATTCTGTTGAGCGATAATATCCTTTAGAATCTGCACCACGTTCTAAGAGAGTTTCTTCATTAGCAGGAACACAGTTAGGAACTTCTTTTTTGCCCTTCTTCTTCATACCTACCATCTCATATCCCTTCCAGCAGGGATCTGAGTCTTCTTTGGTCATGAAGGATTCTGGTGGAACAGTCTGATTTCCGCCTTTAACTCCAGTCTTCTTTTCAAAGTCTTTGAATCCAACTACCGTTTCAATTTTACGGGGAGAAGTTTCTTCAGTTTTTACTTCTCTAGTTCTAATAGCACGAGCATGTAAAGATGGTGTAGAAGGTCTAGTAGACTTAACGATTTGTTGCTGTCTTTTCTTTGAAACAGGAACCGTGGTATTGTCATCACCAGTACCAGATACCCCTCTAGTATTAGTAGTAGGAACCGCTGAAGATCCGGGATTTGAAGCAGCAGACGCAGTGGCACCCATTGCACCACCGAAGCCACCCGCACCATCTTCTCCAATAAATTCTCTAAAACTCTTCATATCTTATTCAATGCCTTCTTTATATAATCATCAGCCATTATATCATAACAGTTGATGGTTTTACCATAGAAACCTATTTTTTCAACTTCTTTGGGCAAGTATCCCAAAAATTCTAGAAATGGTTTTAAACAACGATGATGTTCTTCTAATCTAAAGAATAACATTCTTGTTGTTGCTACTACACCAAATACATTGTATAAGATAATAATATGATTTAATATCAAACGATCTTTTAGATCACCAGTCTCTTCATATTTATTAAATAATCTTTTTATATATTTGAACCGCCTTAAGTCTGACATAAACTCTTCAGTATCAAAGCAACCCGGATTGTTATAATGTTTAGCCCCGTATAGAACAAAGTTGGTTTCATCTAATTTATCAAACATTATGACAATCTTATTCTAACAATCCCGTTGCTGTCGTAATAAAGATTATTTATATTAACACTATTACTATTGGCGACTGCATCATTAGCAAAGGGGCCGGACAAACCGACCCCTGCATTTTTATATAGATTATTAGCATATAGAGCATATGTGTTACCATCTGCTCTTTGAAGAACAAAGAGGTCTGAGTTTGCTACAGTCGATGTATTAGACGTAGATATTATATCGCTATATTTCTTCCCAGCCATCTTATATTCTCAATTATACTAGAGTTGAACCACCAGTTGGTGAAGAAGAATTATTACCCATCTTTTGAACACAGGCCAGAACTTCATAACGCTTACGACCAGCATGGCCACCCATTGTACTAATGGTAATTGAACCACCGGTTGATGCAACGAGATTGGCTGTAGTAAATGTTGCGCCAGAACCTGTGCCATTAGCAATGCCATTGGCAGCATATATTGTTATAACAACCTGATTATTTGCGGTGGTATTTGCAAATGTTCCAGTCTTGCTGAATGTAAATGTTAGAGAGCCTCCAGTTGTGTTTGTTGAAACATTGGCTGTGGCATTAATGATTGAGTTTGAAACAACAACATAGTCTGTGTTTGAATATCCTGTTGCTGTTCCTGTGTAGTTGATGTTTGCAGCATGTTTTTCACGATTGAAGCCAGCAACAACAGATGATGTGTTGGGGAAGCCAGCACCACCATAAACGACGGAAGATGATACAAGATTTCCTGTGGCATTTGTTGTTAATGTTGCAGTGCCATTTGCTGAACCATTTGAAAAAGTAATGGTATCACCATTAGCAAAACCAACACCAGCGGATACGGTTAAACCAGTAACAGGACCAGTTCCAATTGTCTCAAGAACCCATCCGGGGGTTAATCCGGGTGAACTTCCCTTAGATGATTCGATTGTCAGAATTTCATCAGTTGATACGCCATATAAACCAATAGTTAGATTGTTGATGAATGCGCCTTCAGTATTATTAGCATAAAGCTCTGCACCAGCAACTCTGGTATCTACAGTTGCAGAAAAGCCAGTTGCAGTCGAGTTTCCAGATGCAGTACCAAATGTGGTATTGGTAATTGCATACTGAAGATTGGCAGCACCTGCACTGAAAGATCCGGGAAGGAATTTGCTTACGCTCTGAATATATCCAGTTGCATTTGTGAATAGAGCATATGCGGCATTGGCATAAGTTGTGCCGGGAGTGCCGACATTAACTCGTAATACGTCATTATTTGAGTATCCAGCACCGCTTGGAAACACTACTTTTGATGCGGGTCCAACATGTTCATATGCCTGAACATAATTTGGATTCGCCAGAACACCTTTATACTTAGGTGCATTATTGGCTTGATCGACATTTCCCCATAAACTCATTATAGTTCTCCTTAAACTTTGTACTTATCTAGATAGTCCATGAAATTTAGCTTACCCATTTCAACATTCATCCAATCCTGACGTTGTTCAGGTGTAACGATTGAAATGTTTGTGGCTTCTTCATAGAGTGCGCGCTTTCTGAACGATTCTGCCATAACATCAGCAATAGCAGACTCTAGGGCAGGAACGCGCTTAGTAATTCCTGTTGTATTATATGCCTCACCAGTCTTACCAGCAACTACATGAGTTGTAGTTCCAGTTGGTTTTGAAGGCGCAGTTGACTTTTCTGAAGTCTTTTTGTATATTTCGCCTTCTTTGCCGGGAACGACATCTGATAGAGATGTATCAAGTTGATCTGCTTCTGTTTCTTCAGTAGCATTTACTTTGGCCTGACCAGATAGCTTTTTTAATCCAGTATCAATGCCTCTAAATCTATTGTGTTTTTTCACAAATGCCCTATCATATTTTTTTGCCCCTTCTGGATCGTTTGCTCCGGGTGCAGTAGCATCAAAATTTGCAACTTCCGTTCCACGCTGTATAGCCATATCTACAGCAGCCTTTTTAACGTGTTTTGCAACAAATTCTTTCGATAATTCATCAATCTGTTCGGCTTCTTCATTAACCTTAGAGACTAACTTTCCACGTTTAACATGGAAATTCTTAGTTGTGTATTCAGCAGTATCTGTGGCATCTTCTCTGCCTTCTCTACCATCACCATGATAAGAAACTGGACCTTCACCCAGATGCTTGCCATCATGATAATGATGGACTGAGTGTTCTTGCCATTCGGGATTATAGCGAACTTCAGCATGATGTCCGTCAGTTCCAACATGCCGAGAAATCAGACGAGTTCCTGCGATTGGGCTGGGAGCCTTGGCTTCAGCGATAGATTCTTCATGAGTCTTTACAGGCTTAACAATTGAAGTTTGCTTTTTATCTTTGACTGGCTTTGCATCAGTTGGTGAATGTGATGTGGTATCATATGTCTCGCCCTTACCAGAATCTTCTTTCATATGCTTGGCACGAATCTTGGCTAGAATTGCACCAGCTACTTTCTTACCACGTTCAGCAGATCCATATTCTTCACCAGCAGACTTAGCAATCTTAGCAAAGTTCTTACCGGGCTTTCCTAGATCCTTACCAGCGGCACCAGCCTTGGCCGAATAGGCAGATTCCTCGAACTTTTCACGAGCTTCTCTAAGGGTCATTTTCTTTTTATCGGACATTCTACTCTCCCTGAGGATTTTATATTTTCTATTCTGTATTTATAATTTTTGAAACTCAGTCGTAATCGTGATGTTCCGCATCGACATGAGTTTCTCCGCGCAATCTAGCAGCCATAACTGCATGATGACCATCATCAATATAATGTTTTCCACCATGAGTAATGACTTTGATATGATCTGGATTTTTATTAGCGATCTTATCTCTCAACTTCTTCTTATCATCTACTCGCATTACCAGATTAGTTGGTTTCAGATCTTTAATTCTAAATCTCTGCCTAGAAATCTTTGGAGTTTTGGTTTTTGCAGCATCTTCGATTTCAGCTTCATGCTCTTCAAAATCCGGAGTTTTGATAGGAATATGCCCATTCTTGCCACGCATTCGACCAATCCTATTCGCAAACTTTTCAGGATCGACTTTAGATTCTTTCAGAAATTCAGCAAAAGATAACATATTACTTACCAATCTTAGCCAGATGCTGTCTTACCTTAGTTGAACTAAGTTCGCCCATGAATTGCTCTGTAATATGCTCTTCGCCCATAGAATCTACATATCCAAAAGTATTCATTGTGCCACGAACACTCTGAGATTTACGATGGAATGGTTGGATTGATTCTTTAACAAGTCTACCATCTTTATCTAAAGGACGACCTTTATGATCAGTTACAGTATGTGTTATTTTTTTGGCATTTTCTGGAGAAAGTTCAATTTTAATTTTGTCTTTTGCTTCATGAATTTCTTCACTCATTTGAGAAAGCACATAATCTGATGCAGTCTGAATATAATCAGTGGCTAAAGTAATCTTAGATTGAACCCATTCAGGAAGATCGGTATCTGGCTTTAGAACGCTCATAAGTTCACCGAGATGATGTTGGATCTGCTTGAGTTGTGATATGGCCATATCGCCTTCATAACCATATTCATGATCTTTATCTTCAGCAACTTTCTTAGCAGTGGATGTGGCAATAGCCATTTTCTTGCCCATAGGCATATTAGGATTTTCCTTTGCCATTGCTTTAGCGATTTCCTCACGCTTTGATTTTTCTGCTGGGGTTAGATGCTTCTCTTCCAGTTCTACTTCTTCACCAAGACTAGGGTGGTCTAAACTAAAATCTTTCCACTTAACAAAGTTTGGATGCTTCTCCATACGATCCTTGGCGTGTTGAAAACTTTTAGCGACTAATGGTCTATGGCCCGGCACATCGAATGCAACTCTATCTGGATTGTATCCTTGAGTTTTAGATTTTGTTTTATATATATGACCTTCTTCGTCTCCATATTGACCCTTGAAAATTGCAGTACCATATCTTTTCACAGATTCATCCAATTCAACTTCTTCTTTAACGTTGATTCTTTTGTTGTTGCGATGATCCCATCTCACACCAGATTTCCACTCGGCTGCAGAAATGCCTTCTGGATGCTTTTCACTTTTCTTTGAACCATACATCTGGGCGTGTGTATACCATCCTTCGTCTTCTTCACCAACAAACTTCTGAGCAGCATCTTTAGCGGCTTCGATGTCACCATGCAGGGTAATCTTTCTACCATCCGAATACTCAACATGATGTGGCAACCAATCACTATTACTAGGATGAACTGTGGCGCTCTTACCTTTACCTTCAAAGGTTGTTGGCTTTAGTTTCTTGGCTTCATCAAGATCTACTTCTTCGTTCTGATTATGTCTTCCCACACCACTAGAATATGTATTCAATTCATAAGGATGTGAACCGCCTTTATTATAAACCTGAATATGAATCGTATGTTTTTTGCCTGTAGTGGCGTGTGTAGCAGGAAGATTTACTGAAGTTGTATTACCTTCACTTGGCTTCTTTGACATGACACCAACGTGATGAAATCTATCATCATCAGATACAGTTAAGCCGCTCTTACCATGATGACCAAGTGCATGATTAATCGCATCAGTATATGACTTATGATATAGCGCATAATCAGAACCACGAGATTCATCAAGTTCGACTTCTTCTTTAGCTAATTTTTCGCCCGCTTCGCGCTTTCTAATTGCATTTTTAGATCGATCAATTTCGGCCTGACGAAACTTTTGCATCTCTGGAGAATCTTTGCCTTCTTTTTGTTTTTCTGTATCAAATTCAAGAGTCCCCAAATTCACAATTTTGTTAAATTTGGCAGCAGTCTTATATCTATCTTTTAATTCATCAGAAATCTCATCAATCTGATCAATATCTTCCTTATAATAATCAGACATCTTTGGCTCTCTTAGATGATCTTTATGAACCGAAATGTCTTTATATGTATCATCATTCTTTGATCTTACACCACCACCTTGATGGACACTAAGAATTACATGATCTTGTTTATTTGGATCATATCCAGTGACATATCCAGCACCACCTTCGCCTTTATGGTCACCAGTAGTAGTAAGATACTTTCCTTTATGCCTTTCAACATCAGCATATCTACGACGAAATTCTTTTTCATCGAAATGTGCAACTTCATTCAGTGCATCTTTTACTTTCTTGTAGATATTATCCATTTTTATTCCCCGTTTTGCTTGAAGCTCTTAGCATCCATTGATGTTTTTGATGTGAATCTAATCTATCTTGCAAGAAGTTCTCAATGCCCTTATGCATTGGATCTTTACCCGCTTCTGAAATAGCAGATACAATAGACCTCATAACAACTTCATTATCTTTTAATAGGATATTTATCATTTGTTTAAGATCTGGAATGGTTTCTATTGTCTCGATATTTGAAAGCTCCTGAAAGCGTTTATAACTTCCGGGAGCATATTCGTCTAGAGTTCTGATATGTTCAGCAATTCCATCTACCGCCTCAAAAACTTCATCATAGATTTCATTGAATAGTTTATGATATTCGTAGAAGTCTGGCCCCTCAACATTCCAATGAAAATAATGGGTCTTCAAATAAAATGTAAAACTGTCCGCCAGAACAACTTTTAAATTATCACCAAGTTTACTCATCACCAGATTCCTCACTCATTTTATTACGCCATGATTGTGAGGGCTGCTGCAATTTAGTAAGATGTGTTGCGATTGATTTTTTATTTTTTTTCTGAAGTTGTCTTAGTAATCTTTTAATTCTAAGAATTTCTGCTCTACCGAGAGAAACTAATTCAGTTCCATGATGTGAAGTAAGATTTGGTTTCTCAAGACTGACAGATTCTTTCATTGGCTCAATATCGGCCTTATCTAAATGAAGATTATGTCCATATCCAGAAACTGATACGATATACTTTCCGCTGTCTTTATCAAAGAAATCAATGTTACCATGCCCCTCATATCCGGGTTTGTTGATTTTTACCTTAGAGCCTCTTTGAAGTCCCCCATCAACCGGAGATTTAATCTCTTGAGCATCATCATTATCTTGTTTACCAGATGTGGGAATGCCTACGTGCATGGCAGCAAAGTCGGCAGATTCTTTCATTGGAGTTATTTTAACATGATCGTGATCTGGATGGACATAAAGATTTCCACCGTCATCTAGACTGATTTGTCTATGAGTTTTTCCTTCATGGTCCTTATGAGACGAATGAATTCTACCATATTTTTCTTCACCAGCATAATTTATCTTTACTCTTTGACCAGCGCCACAAACATCTAGATTTGATCTCACGGGAATCCCCTCCATGCTATTGTTTGGACTGCCACTTTCGCCAGTATCACCATTTGAAATATCAGCCGCAAACATTCCTTCTTTGACTGTTTTTTTCTTAGGAAGAACTGTTGGAACTGGTGATGTTGTTGGTATTGATGAATCTGGTTTGCCACTGGGTAAGTCTACAGATGGAAAAAGATCATCGGCACCTTCTTTTATACCAACCTGAACCAATCTATTATATGCCTTTCTACGACGAAGATTGGTATTTTCCGAATCCTTTTTTTCTAGATCTTTATCATATCCAATATCGCCAACTTCTCCATCAATAGGATTATTAACAAGCGGTCTGGTGCTTCTAATCGCTCTGGTAGGAATAGCAGAAATCGGATATCCATCTTCCTTCATGGTATCACGATTAACTATAACCTCATTGGGTTCTTTTCCAGTGAGAGTAATATTTCTTCTGGGTTCCATACCCAATTTTTTCCTAATTAAATTAACAAACTGGCCCATTATGGCTCCCTTTTTATCATTATTTATCTGATAAGTTATTTATAAAAAAACAGGGGCTACTAACCCCTGTTCATTAAATCCATGCCGGAACTTCTCGCTTAGTCCACTTATGCAAATTTACTTTACCATGACGATAATATTCTCGATAACATTCTACCGGATTGTTACTAATGATATATTCTTCTGGCATACAACATGGCATTGGAGTTGGATCATATTCACGCAAATTAAATGGTGGAGATTGAATCATATAACCCAGCTTATCCAATGTTTTGTGTCGTTTGCCGTAACGATAAGTGTACTCATCACCGAGAGCAAAAAGATGATCGACCAACCAAGCATAGTTAGCGACCGATTGACGAACCCATACAGCAGAAGGGTGATTGCAATGAGTAGCATTATAAAGGACATCGTTGCGATCATCGTCTATCACCCATACTTTCTTCTTACGAATCTTATCAGCGTCTGGGACTTTATATGTAACTTCAACTGGAGCACCGTCAAGAACTCTATGAGCAGTTGATAAAAGTTGAGCAGATTCTAGAATCATTTTGATCGTGTGTTTGTCTACTAGTGCTTGTGCGGCTTCAATTGGATTTTCATCCACATAAAAAATATTAATTTTTAGCCTCCATAATGAAAAATTAATCAGGATTAGGATCAGAATTGATGTCTTTGATTTCTACAATATCTTCTTCAATTTCATAATTGGCTGTGTAATTTTCCATTATTAGTTTTGAAGAATCATACAAAGCAGATGCCAAAATCATCAGATCTGCATAATCATCACACATTCCAATTTCCCTGTCAATAGAAGATTGGATTCTCTGGCGGATTTCTTTTTGTTCTCTAGTCAATGTAACCAAGTTCGAACTCCTTACTTTAGAGGAAGATCGATATTATTTATCTTTCGAGACAAGTCTAGAACCCATCCTTTACAAGGATCATAATAACTGACATTCCTACGATATTGCTCTTTAAGAGCTAACTTCTCAAATTCGTTGTATTCTTGGAACGTCATAATACTCATTAAATAATCTCCAAAAAAAGAAAGCAAAATCCACCCGGCAATATTAACCATTTACGAAAGACCATTCGGTTGCTTTATCGTGTTAACACAATATACTAAATCAAAACGAATGTCAAGTCTATCCTTCCAACCTCAGCCCAGAAAAATCTTTCTTCTGATTTCCAAACTGTGGCTTCTGAAATCCCGACTCATGAACATCCTCCTGAGCCTTATCATCTACATCATATAGTTTCATCTTTGATCTGTCAATGCCAGCAACAAACCTCCTGTGGTTGTTTAGATCGCCGTAGCGATTCTTTAGTTGCTTGATCATGATCTGCCCCATACCTTCCAGTTCCTCTGTGCTGATAAGAGCCAACATTAGATCAACCGTATGCACAAGACCCATTGATTCGGAGGTATTGGTGAGATCCATATCAGAAGTTGAATTATGTGTCAGAATATCATTAGCATAGAATAAATGATTTCCGGATACTTCGATGTCCAACATTTCCATGTTGCCGATACATTCTATAGAAACTATTTCATCAAGCATATAATTTTCCTTCGTTTTTTAAGATGACGTTCAGTTTGGGGTGTAATTTGTTGGGATATCGCATACTATATGTTTTTAAAGTTTGAAATTGTCTTTCTGTTATGTTGAGAATATTTTTGATAATTCTTTTTGTTATTCGATTTGCAATGATATTTCCATCAGCGGAATATGTGCTATAGACGTTAGCAAATCCAGATTCTCCTCCATTTTCATGAAATTGTTTTTTAGATATTGATATTTTATCTTTAGTTTCATTCAATTGAGGGCGCTTATATACATCACCATATAATCCATGTTGATGTTTATATTTTTTGGTATCACTCATTTGCTTTATAGATTCTTGTGTGTGATTTTTACTCCACATTCCATTCTTCTCACCCATAGTCGCCAGCCTCTTGTTTTCTATGGTCTCAGTCGAGTCTTTTCTTCCTCTCAATTTTGACATTGAAATTCTATGATTTTTCAATCGTTCTTCTGTCCATTTTGGAGAATTTTTCTTCTTTCCTTTTCCTCTTGATCCTCCTATTTTTCCAGCTTCAGACGCCGCCTGTATGAATTTTCCATTCAATGCAACAACGTCTCCTCTGTTGAAGTGTATTTCATAATGTTCTTTTGCAGAAACGCAAATAAGATTATATGGACTATTATTACTCTTATCACCATCTATGTGATGTATGTGATATCCTTTGGGTATAGATTTTTTATTGTGTTCTTCCCAAATCTTTCTATAATTTATTCTCTTCGTCATATACAACTCCGATGTCGATCTAACAACTACTTATTGTATATATGAATTTTGTCTCCTACAGAAAGCCCTTTGTTTATGGAGATTTCCGAGAAATTCTCTATCGGAAAAAGATGTTCTCCGGAACAGATGATTTCCTTTCCGCTAGAAGTTTTAATTTTATATGCTACCTTTTCTGTTTTTGAAAACACATTGACAACAACATTGTATCCAGAATTAGAGAGAATTTTATCTCCAATTTTAATGTCTTTCAATTGCTTCTTTTCATTTTCTGCACGTATCATAGTATTAGGATCCAAGCAATAACCATCACGGTTGCTCTGAGTGGCTGAAACAATAGGAACATTGAACTCTACTGCCAATGCTCTAATCTCTTCAGCAATAGATTTAATATAAGAATAACTGTTGACAGATCCACCCATCTTTATTCTTGATGAACTACAAATATTGATATAATCGACATAGATAATATCTGGGACAAAGTTCTTTTTTAGTCGAAGTTCATTTAGAAGATGTCTGAAATGTGCCGATCCAGCAGATGATGTTGGATATTCTTTAACAATTAATTTACCAATCCCCTTTGACTTCAAAGATGAGATCTTCTTTAAGAATGTTTCTTTTGGCATGATTTCTAAATCATCCATTGTTACATTCATTCTATTCGCATCAATTCGTTTAGAGATTTCTTCTTCAGACATTTCCATTGTGATGTATAGAACATTCTTACCTTGACCAATGTTATTGGCAGCAAAGTGACACATTAAAGCACTTTTGCCAACACCAGAACCGGCCAAAAGTACTGCAAGAGTTTTATTCTTCAATCCACCCTTAGTGATATTATTCAACAGTTCGATGTCAAATTCAACTCTAGTATCCTTTCGATGATAAAATTCATAACGAGATTCTGCATCTTCAGTATAATCGTGACCAATGTTAGTATCAAAAGAAACCGATAGTGCTTTAGTCAGCAGTTCTGGAATGGCACCTCGACCAATATCCTTCTTCTCGTTATCAATAATTTCAATTGAATCCACGATAGCATTATAAATTGCTTTATCTTGACAATGTTTCTCAGTCTCTTGCAGAAGCCAATCAATATTCTCTGGTTGAAGATCAACTAAATTATCAACTCTTTCTTTGACTTCTTTATATTGATCTTCAGATAGTCCCTTAAGTTTGTCAATCGAAACTGATATTACTTCTTTGGTAGGCATCTTATTATATGTTTCAACAAAGGCATTAATAATCTTAAATAGTTGTTTTTCTGAATTTGAAGTGAAATAATTCAATTCAAGAAAGGGTAATGCTTTTCTTGCATATTCTTCTGAGCAGATCAGATTATTAATGATAGTCTGTTCAATTTTACTCATTCAAATTCCTCATATTCTTTCTGGATATAATAAATTGCTAAAGAAACCCAGATGGTGTTGGATGCTGCTAAGGTTCCGCCAGCAAATAAAGAGAACCATTGTGCTAGGTGCCAATAATAATACACATTCCAATATCCCCATGATGCAAAGAATGCCATAGTTCCCCAATGAACACCTTTGATGGTTTTGTCAATAAGGATCTTTCGAATGTTAACGAGGGTTGATATGAAACCAACCCCCTCGAAACATCCGTTGATAATATCAGGCAGATTCATCAGTTAGATCTTCCAATTCATTTTCAAGTTCAACATCGGCTTCTTCATCACTTAAGAGGGTTCCACCAGATGCTGCAAACTTATGTTCAACAAATTCATTAAAAGACAACTCCTTTAGAATTGGAATCCAGAAATCTGCATTGTCAGTATCAGCAGCACGATATTTCTTCTCGGACACTTCTCCGGTTGTAGGATCAACCTTCTGATACCAACCATTAGATGGTTTAATTACATGACCAGATTCAAGAGCAAGATCTAGTAGACCAGACCAACGAGAGATACCTCCCTTATATGTCACAAGGAAAGTGAACTTAGACTTTTCCTTCACAAAACGAGACTTCTCAATATTGATTGTGAAATTCCAGCCAATAAGATCTGTTCCATCTTTTTCTTGTGCTTTACCGATAATAAATACCTGATTTGCGGAATACATGCCACCAGTACCACCAGACATAATTGCCTTAGAATATAATTCCATCGACTGATAAGTATGATTCACAACAATACATGGGATATCCTTGGTAGACAAACTAGGAGTAACAATTCTCCATAGAGACTTCATTTGTCGTGCGCGTGACATATCTGCAACAGTCTTACCATCAAGCGCATCATCTAGTTCTTTCTTTGATGCTAGATTGCCAACAGAATCAATGAAAATAACAACTTTATCTCCTCGCTTAATTTCTTCCAACCGCTTCGAAATATCAATCTTTAGTTGCTCAAGGTGTTCAATTGGAATGTGTAAAACTCGATCTGTATCAATACCATTAGATGAAATATATTCCGGTGTGATACCAAACTCAGAATCATAAAATAAACAAACCGCATCCGGATATTTATTCATATATGCCTTAACGAGGACCAAACCAAGAAGTGACTTAAAATGTTTCGATGGTCCAGCGAGAAACGTTAGTCCCGAAGTTAGTCCACCATCCAAATGACCAGATAGTGCTGCATTAATAATGGGAACTTCTGTAGGGATGCAATCTTTCTTATTGAAAAATGAAGATTTTGATAAAACTTCAGTTTCCTTAATGGAACCAGCAGACTTCATACGCTTTAGTAATTCGCTCATAATATATCCTCTCAGTGAACAGTTGGTTTATTAGATCCAGTTTTTACTGGAACAAAATCATCTTCATTGTCTTCTTCATCTTCTTCATTCAAGATATCTGTTAACGAAAGATCTTCTTCATCAATTGGATTGCCATCAGAACCAATAACAAGAACTTTATCACAAATATTATCGAACATGCCTAGTAGTCTAGAGGCAACTTCTCTGGCTGCACAATAACGACATTCTTCAAAAATGTCCAGAAAAATATCAATATATTTCTGTTCATCAACATCTTCTGATTCTTCATTTCCATCATTAAGAGAAAATGATATTGCAGGTTGATACAAAACTTCATCATCATGTTCATACTTATGAAGAACAATCATTACAGATCGTGTTCCAAACATCGACCAATTACTAATTGAGTTTTCCATATTCTTTCCTTTATTAAACAAAGAATGCATCCAAAGTATTTTGTTTTTCTGCATTCCAATCAATTGTATTGAGAATAATATCCAGAGGGTCTAGATAGGTCTTCTCAAATTGTTTATTATAGTCAATGTATTTTTCTAGATCAAATTCTGATGGGATTTCTCCGGGAGAAGCAAGAACATTAGAGTGATATGGGTTTGGTTGCTTCAGATATACAAATTTAATCTTATCACCATTTGTGATAGTTTCATATTTGCCATGAAGTTTATATTTCTCCACCAATCTGTTATATAACAGACTTCCTTTAACATGGATTGGACACCCTAAGGGAAATTCTCCATCTTTGGTTTTATACTTAGAAATATCAGAAATTCCTCTTGGGAATGCAATATATTCAAACTTCATTTTACTAAATTCTGATCTAAATGTCTTGATATATTCCTGAAGGGTTTCTTCGTCTTTGTTCATGATGAGACTTAAAGCATTTTTCAATGCGTCCCGACATGCCTGAGGTGTTGAAGATTTAATGGCCTCAATTCCAGTCATCTTCAATTTACCAGTCTGATATGTAACCCCCTCCTGATACCAGACATTCATGATATAACGCTTCTTACCAGTCCAGATAGCCTTATCTGCAATACACTCCAATTTCATTCTCATTTTCTGTTGATATGCAGACATTCTATTAGCAAGATGTTGATATGAATTATCAATAAATGGATTTATCTTTTGATCACAAACTTTCTCAAGCCAAGATACGATTTTTTTAGTATCACTTTGATCTTCAAAAACTGCATCAACTAAATCACTAAGATTTAAGTAGCAAGAATCTGTGTCATTTGCAACCACTCTATCCACATTATTGGTTTCACAAATCTTGTTTAGGTATTCATTAAGACGATCAGAGACCCATCGAATAGAAAGCTGCCCTGAAATGGTAATCGCTTCAGCATGATTAATATCAAACCAATTGAAGAATCTGTTTCCTAAAGCTCCGTAAGCAGAGTTTAACAAAATTTTAAAAGCCATCTGAAGATTATTCAGACGAGAAATTTCTTTCTCAAGGTTCTTGTCTTTTGTCTTCTCATATTCCTTCTTAACTGATATCATTTCTTTCTTGTAAATAGATCGGTTAGAATACATACTTTCCATCAAAGCAGGAAGAAACCCTTGCTTATCTTTTCGATACATGCATCCATTTGCTGCATATGAACACCCAGAATTAGGATCAACCAGATCTAGATTATAATCTTTATCCAAAAGTTGATCAATGCTGTAAAATGAGGGAAGTCGTTTTACAAATGTATCTGGTGAAATATTATATCCCATAATAAGATGTGGATATAGACTGTCAAGATCGAATGAGGTTACCCACCGATGCATTCCTGTCTGAACTTCTTTGACATATCCACCCGCATATTCCATTGCTGAATTATGTTTCTTCTGTGGAACAACTCGGCATCGTTCCATCAAATAATTATGAATAATCACTTCCCAGATTTTAACTGTACCCAAAACATCTACATAATTAACTTTACCCAAATATGCAATAGTAAAGACCAACTCAATGAGTCCCATCTTATCTTCAAGCATATCCACTAGAGTTACGTCATGCACATTGTATTCGCAAAAAAGTTGAAAGTTACGATCATGAAGATCATTTAGGCTAGTATAACCAGCATCTCGATAATCTATCTTATTTTGACCAAGTTCTACAAAGGCAATATGATCTAGACGGTAAGATTCCTGACTTGAATACGTAAACTTCTTATATAGTTCAAGATAATCAAGAATTGCAATACCACGAAGTTCATAAGAAGTTACAACCTTACCCCGGATCTCAGTATCATATGGACAAATAATTCCCCATGGGCTAAGTTTATTCGCCGCCTCTTGTCCAAGAATCCTTACAATTCTGCCAACTAGATATGGTACGTCATACCCATTTACGTTCCACCCGGTAACTACATCTGGGCTATATTCAACAGAATTCCAAATCTCTAAGAATACTTGAAGAAGATGCTCTTCATCCTTACATCTAATATATTTGATATTTGGGTCATCAGTAGTGAACTCACCGCAGCCCATAACAGTTTTCTTACCAGAACGACTAATCGTAATGGCTGTTACTTCATTAGGAGTAGTCTGAATAGATGTGGCAATATCTTCTTCACCAACTCGGTTTTCAATGTCAATGCTGCATACAGAAATTGTGGAGGGATCATATTTAATTTCTCCACGATAATTATCAAACACATAATTGTATGCCCAATTAGTCTGCCCATACACATTAAAATTGTCTACATCTTCATATTGCTTGGAAAATTCACGGGCGTCATAGATGGAATCGAAATCCAACTTCTCTACAACCTGATCGTGGATTGTCCGATATTTTGATTCAGAATCTTCTTCCTTAGAAGGCACAAAAAGATATGGTTTATAATATTCCTTCTTGGCAAAAGATTTGCCATTATCATATCCACGAAGGTAAATATAATTTCCCTTTTGAAAAACATTAGTATAAAATTTCATTTGTTCTCCTATCGAATGTAAACGCAACCATATCATATAAAACGGAATATGTAAATATATAAATAGACGGCCTAATTATAAATATGGAGATTTATTATGCCTCAGGCAACTATAATCAAATATCTTGTGTCCGGTATTATTGGTCTAGGTATCATCATTGCTGCCTTCTTTTATGGACTACATCTAGGAAAACTAGACGGACAAAAACAAATTGATGAACTCAACACAAAACTGATAACACAACAGGATCAGTATGAGAACGAATTGAGTGAGAAGAAAGTTCAAATAGTAACACAATATGTTGATAGATGGCATACCATCAAGGAGAATCATGATGAAAATTCAAATATTATTCAAAACAATGTTCCTGCCGGTAATATCCTTAGCCTTGGCTTCGTGTACACCCACAATTCAGCCGCCAGTAATACAAAGGCTGATCGTACCGCAGCAGCTAACGCAGCGCCCTCAGGCGTTAGAGACAATCAAGCTCTCGCCACCATCAACGACAACTACGCCCAATATTATCAATGTGTCAACCAAGTAAACGCTTTACTCGATCTTATTGATGCACACAACAAAACTATTGATGATATAAACAAAGGAGTCAAGAAATGATCAACTATCTAAAGAAAATCTGGGAAGCCATCAAGGCTTTCTTCACAAAAGAAAAGACAACTCTGATTGAAGATTTCAAGAAAATCGAGGCTGAAGCCAAGACCGTGGAAGCAGAAGTTGTGGCTGAAGTGAAGAAGGTTGTCAGCAGGAAGAAAAAGACTGATGGCAGCAAATAACTTTGAAAACTGTCTAAAAGTCACTCTCAAATATGAGGGTGGCTTTGTGAATGATCCTGAGGATCCGGGCGGAATGACAAATATGGGTGTTACTCAGAAAACATACAGTCAATGGATCAAACATTCTGCATCAAAAGTAGAAATGCTAGGTCTAACACCAGATAAAGTTTCTCCTCTTTATAAAGCATATTTTTGGGATTTGGTAAAAGGAGATATTCTTCCTAAAGGCCTTGACCTGTGTATATTTGACTTTGATGTCAATGGAGGAGTTCATTCTGCTAAGGCTCTGCAAACACTTGTTGGAGCAACAACAGACGGTCACATAGGTGACGGAACAATCGGCAAACTAAACTCATATATTGCCGCATATGGTGTGGATAAAGCAATCGCAGGATTTCAAGATTTACGCGCACAATATTACCATACGCTATCAAAGTTTGATAGATATGGTGCGGGTTGGATTAGAAGAACCAACGAGATAAAAGACATAGCACTAAAAATGTGAAGAGGGGATTTCTCCCCTCTTCTTTTTTGTTAAATGATTGGTTGAATAATATATGCGCCCATAAAAAGACACAACGCAATAATTGTCCACGCACAAGTGTGCGAAACTAAAACGATGTTACTTGACATATTACTTAACCTTCTCTGATTTATCTGCAATATCAATCTTGCGGGGCTTCTTATGCTCAGGAATTACATATTCCAGACCAACACGAAGAATGCCATTTAGAAGATCTGCACCTTTAATCTCGACATGATCTGCGAGTGTGAACTGACGAGTGAAAGGTCGCATAGCAAGGCCTTGATAGATAAATTGTGGCCAAGTCCACTCACCCTTTGAATCTTGTTCTGCTGGTTCTCCAGAACCTACATTACCCTTGATGACTAGCTTACCATCAGCCAGTTCAAGTTCAATATCTTGCTTTCCGAAACCAGCAACTGCCATTTCAATGACATATCGATTATCGTCAACTTTTTTAATATTATATGGAGGATAGTTTTGAGCAAGCTTTGCTGTTTGCTCTGCGGCTTCTGATAGTTTTTGAACTAGTGGATCAAAGCCAACAAAAAATCGGTCAAATTCCTTTGGAAGGAAGTTATGACGAAAGTCCCATGTAGTCATATTATTTCTCCTATTTAAGCGAGTTTGCGTTTCCCTATCCCATTAGGCGATAGAGGTAGGATGTTAAGGTACATCCTACAAAACCATTCTTATTTATGCGTTCCGATTGAATATTTAGACTGCAAATTCCAATTTTTCTTATCTTTATATGAAACAATTTTTAAATAAGATACAGGAACAACCGGCTCCTTTGTCTTGTCTTTATTGATAATTTCTACTAAACCCCAATCATCGAGTAAATTGGCGATAGTATTTAATCTTGCCTGATCATTTTCAGAGAAGTTACTGGGTTTCCCATCAAGTTTGAACATCTGAAGAAAATGCATAATAGCATATCTTCCTTGCTTATGCAATATATGGCACGATTGAAAAAGCGTATTATCTTTTTTGGAGGCAACACCAATTCTAGTCAGAGTTTCTTTTATCACCAGAAAATCATCTGGGTCGAGTAATCTTATTTCTACACCTAAACCCTTAAAAATATCGTCCATTAGTTTTATACCCCGCCAGTATCGGTCTTTTTCTTTATCTCTGAGATCTGGTCAGCAGTTAAATACTTGATAGTTTCTTCTGCTCTCCGCAAACTATACCCGAAATAATCTGATATAGCATGAACTTCATCAGAAGTAATATGTTTTGACTGCTTAGTGAATCTCTTACGCTTACTGATACTATTTATGAGATAATCAAATGCCATCTGGTTAGGAAGAAAAGAATACTTATTCATCTCTGATGCATATAGTGCAGTATCTGGAAAATATGAAAAGGTTTTATTAGTTAACCATGGCTGATATTCTTTCTCATCCAATTCCGGATTATCAGAGTTTCTAATAATATCCTTTTTATTATATGAAATATCATTAATATAGTCGAAAGGATTAATAGTCATTTGAATGATACGCTTGCCATAATCTCCAGAACACATGCTGCCAAATTAATCTCAGCATTAGCCACGAATGCGTGTTGATATTGATAACGAGCAAGGATTAAAACTAATTCTGGAATACTCTGTGGAACAACAAAATCATGCATATTATCATATAGGCTCTTAAACAGAGAATCAACATCAGTATCTGAATTCTCGCCAACCCACTTACGAGCATTCGGCCAATCTTTATTCTTAAGATGGTTTACTAGAGACTTAAACGATTCTTCAGAAAAGTTTACAAGGATTCCCTCATCAATCTTGCCTACAACAGAATATCGTTGAAGTTCGTTTAGAACTCGTCGCCAGTCTGGATAATGTTGTGTGATAACAGAGGCAATAACCTTCTTTTCATACTCAACCCCTTCCTTATCCAAAATTCCACAGACCCGTTTTAGGAACTGAGATGCCAGAGAAGGAAGATCAGACTTCTTGATCTTAAAATCAATTACAGAACAGCGAGAATGAAGTGGCTCAATAATTCGATTCTTAAAATTGCAAGTCATAATAAACCCACAATTACTAGAATACTCTTCCATGAAATTACGAAGTGCTGCTTGAGTCTGCGGGGTCAGATAGTCGCTTTCATCAATAATGATATACCTACGGCCACCATAAAAACTTACTGCTGATGCATAATTCTTAATTTCATTACGAAGAGTATCAATGTTTCCGTTCATAGACCCATTGATAACAATATAATCGCAATGTAGTTCTTCTAGCATCGCCTTAGCCACAGTTGTCTTGCCGCAACCAGAAGACCCAGAAAGCAAAAGGTTAGGAATATTCTTCTGTTCTACAAATTGCTGAAACGTGTTCTTTAGATTTTCTGGTAGAATGCAGTCTTCAATCTTCTGTGGTCGATAATCTTCCGACCACAAATAATTATCGCGCATAATAAATCTCCATAATAAAAAGCAGAAGCATCAACGGTGGTACAGGCACCTACGCTTCCGAGTCTTCCTGTACTACATCACATATTTATTCAAAAGAACTGGAATCTGCCTCAAGACATACCCAATATGTAATATCATCTCCAGTAAATCGGGAAATAAGCTTAGATGAAATATCTACCTGATAATTTCCAGAAATAAGCTTAGAAAGATATTCAGGCTTAATTACCGCAACGAATGTCTGATCAGTTTCTCCAAGTTCAATATCAAACTTATTGGTTCCAACATCCTTGGTATTAATTGCTCGAATATAGAGCTTTCCGTCTTCGCCAGCAACAGCAATTTCTGGAAGACCAAGAACTCCGGTTGCCTTAATTACTGATGAAAGATCTTCTGACTTTAGTTCAAAAGAAACTTCTGGATTAGGAAAATTAATTTCCTTTGATGGGACTGTAACCTTAATCATAGATTCATCAGCAAATCGAAATACAACTTTCTGCCGACCAGAACTAATTACTGCATCACTATCACGCAATTCAATTTCTGCATCCTTGAGCATCGAAAGAGTGGCAAGGAACTGAGGTAGATCATAGATGCAAAACATCTTCTCAAAATCTTCCTCGATAGAAGTCTTTGCGAGAATATTCTTTGTTGGTGAGATTGTTGACAGAGTGCTTCCTTGATTAATCTTAATACTAGGATTAATCGTTGAAAAACTCTTTAGAATACTCAGGGTCTTTTCACTTAATTTCATAATATACTCCATGTTATAAGAAGAGGGCCAGTATATTGTATCTGGCCCTCTGTGTCAATAGTTTTATGCCTTCTTCCCCAACTTTCCCGGATCAGCGGTGGCACTGACACCGATGCTGGCAATATCGGCAAGAGAACCGGAAAAAGTATAGGTCCCAGTATGGGCTAACTTAATCCAAGGACACAGCCATACCTTCAGACCAATCTTTCTGGCGCGTTGGCAGAAGAAATAATCTTCTGATAGATATCTCTTAGAATACTTATGACCAAATGCAGAATTTTCAGTATCATCGACAAAATCAATAATATCATCTGGAGTTGCCTTAGGATTGTTCTTTAGGAACTCTCTCATCTCAGTACGAATGTGAGTGTGCTTATTATCAATAGCAGCATCAAATGCCATACAGATTTCACGAGAACCATCAAATGCGGCTGTGCGAACATGATCAGGCTTATACATCAGTTCTGGATGTCCTGCGACAAAAGTTTCGAGTGCCTTACGACTAATCATCATAAAGCCTGTGCCAGACTCTAGAACCTCTTCTGGTTGGTCTAGACGAATCGATGCCTTGCCACCTGCTGGATTGAAAACATAATCACCAACAAACTTTTCTAGAACATTTGGATCCTGATCGGCTACACCCATGTCACAAGCCTGCTTGATCTTTTCCCACGAAATGCACTTCTTGGGGTATGGAGCAGCCAGAACATCATATTCGGATTCATCCGTCATAAGTGCAAGCATACCAATAACATCATTTGCATCAAACGAAATGTCAGAGTCAATGAATAGCAGATGGCTACAGTCCGAACGAAGGAACTCATCACAAATATAAGCACGGGCACGAGTGATAAGGCTTTCATTGAAAAGATAGTAGAACCGAATATTGATGCCATAATGGGCACCTAGTGCGGTTAGATCATTTGATGACTTAGTGAAGTTCCCAAAACATTGGCCCGCATACATGGGGACTCCGCAGAATATAGACTTCTTCCGAAGTTCCTCGATTGAAACACTAATTTCCATATTTATTTATTCTCCATTTTTGCAAAATTGCCATTATGATCTCTTGCGATCAATCTTCCTTATTATGTTCTAAATCGTGGATAAAGAGGGTGATGATACCATAATGAACGACTTTCATTAGGTCCTTACGCCAATCTTCAGGAGTTCCCTTTTGACCGTATCTACCTGAATACTTGTCAACATTACCTAGACAGAAGTGCAATCCTCTGCCACGATCAATAGCGATTTCTGTTGATTGGATCTTGCCTTTGGAATAATGTTCGCCGTATGTGCCGTCGATATATTCGGCAATCTCTTGAAGAATCTTATCCTCGTTGTATTTATAGTTGATTTTAGAATGGGATTCTGAACCCGCCTGTGTGCTACGTTCCATCTTGTCAAATAATCTCTTATTGAGATCTTGAACATATTTCTTTGTTTGCTCATTGTCAAAACCGACTGTATTGTGGTGATTCATCTTCTCCTCCCTATCATCATTTTCCTCATAATATTTGTAAGCACTCACTTCATCTTCTCCATCTTTTTCAGAAGCATATCCCTCTTCAATTTTGAAACATTATCCCACATAGTTTTACCATTTAAAAGATCATACTGGTGCTGAAAAACTCTGGCAGAAATGCCTTCATATCTAAATGTTTGTGCCTGACCAGATCCTAAATTATACCGAACTTTAACCCACATTGGCCTTTTGATCTTTAGAAAGTGTTTTGGATATGAAACACACCCTTCTTCCAATTCAACCAATTCTGGTGATGATTCTAGAATCTTAGGGTTGATCACTAGAACCGGCTTCTCTGCCGCCATAACAAAAATCTGAAGTGGAACCCCAATCTGATTGGCAGATATTCCTAGTCCATAATTATCATACATCACTCGAACCATATTGTCAACAAGTTCTACAAGATCAGTCTGTGGATTGATGAAATTATATTTTTCACAAGGCTGCTTTAGAATTGGATCATTACCATCAACAAGTTGCATCAGATTACCCCTAGAATTAGCTTAAGATTTGGCTTTTCATAATTTGGACCTTTCTTAATCTTACCATCTTCGCGATAGACCGGATTGCCGTCAGAACCAAGTTTGGTCATATTCGATCTTTGAACTTCAGCAAAACATGCATCAAGATCAATACCAAATGCCAGACCCGCTCCATAAGTTACATAAAGAATATCGGTCAATCCATCGGCAACTCCTACAATATCATGATCTTTAATTGCATCCTTCAATTCTTCAAGTTCTTCTCGAATTAGTTCATAACGAAGGGCCACTACATCCTTAGAGGGAAATTTTGGCTGATCTTGACATTCTTGTCCAAATGTCTTCATAAAATGCTTAACTTTTTCAAAATTTGTCATTATTATTCCTTATGCTGAGATTCGTGAAAAATCTTTTACCTTTTCAAACTTTATTATATTACTGAACTTATCTATCAGATTCTCTCTATGTGAAATGATGAACACATTTGTATCAGCACAGATTGTTCGAATTATTATATCTAGTTGTTCCATACCTGTGCCGTCCATCGCACCATCCATTATTTCATCAAGAACCAAAATATTTGAATTTGCACTGTTTCTCATCTTAGCGATGGCTCTCCAAGCAAATAGAATGGAAAGATCGACTCGCTTTTTCTCGCCCTCTGAGAATGATTCGTATGAGAAAGTGTCTCGGAACCTTGATTTGATAGTCTCGTTGAAGTTCTCATCCAACTCAAAACTGATCGGTAGTTCCATGATAGCTAGATATTTATTGATCAGTTTATTGATGACAGGAACATACTGCTTGATGATCTTTGCTTTGATGCCACCATCCTTCAACAGAACAGCAGCGACATCCAAAACTCCCTTGTCTTTGAATAGTTCTTCTCTGAACTTTTCCTTCTCAATATATTCTTTCTTGAGAGATTCGATGACATTTGTTTCATTGGTATCTTCAACATTCTTGACCTTGAGGTCTTCAATTTCTTTCGTTGTATCCTTTATATATGTATATCCGCTAGAGATATGACCATTATACTCAGAAATCTTTCGTTGTATCGCTGCAATATCCAACACAATAGCACCGATTTCTATAGACCTCTTATCAATATCTACAAACTGTGCCTCTAGAGTTTTCAGTCCCTCTTCCGTTTCGCGAAGAGACTTGCGCTTGCCTTCAATCGTCTCGTCCTTGAATGTGTGTTCAATGCCTTGCTTGCAAGTAGGACAGTTATCATTGTCATGATAGAAAGCAATCTCAGCATTTATCTTTTTGATCTTTTCTCTTAGGCTCTTGATGAGAGAAGCTGCTGTCTCTCGCTTCTTATTATTTGATTCCTGATCGGAAATAGAATCGCGAAGAGCAATCTCCTCTGTCGTCTTTTCTTGAATGAGAGCCTCATAATCATTGATCTTTTCTTGTGCAGCAAAAATCTTGTTTTGCAGATCGTCGATTTGTTGATCATTATTCTTCTGAAGTTTCTTGATTAGATTTCGGTGTAGAGTAATCTTTTCCTTGATCAAATCGATCTGGTATTTTACTTCTTGAATGTCGTTCTTGTTCTGTGAAATACGATCTTTCAGAAGAATATTCATTCTGGAGAAAATCTGAATATCAAGAAGGTCCTCAATAATCTCTCTGCGCTGACCTGTTGGTAGTTGCATAAAAGGAACAAAGGTCGAAGAACCCAGAATGATAATCTGACAGAAACTCTTGTGGTTCAGTTTCAGAATGGTTTTTTCTAGAACATCCTGATAGTCTCTAGCCGCAGCATCTTGATTTAGAAGAGTTCCGTCTTGCCAAATCTCAAACACATTTGGCTTCATGCCACGCTTGATGAGATATTCTTTGGTTCCAATCTGGAACTCAACCTCAACCATGAGGTTCTTCTGATTTATGGAGTTCAGAAGTTGAGGTCGATTGATTTTTCGGAATGGCTTTCCAAACAGAACATAAGAGAGTGCATCTAGAAATGTTGACTTACCTGAGCCATTCTGACCAATGATCAGAGTCGTAGGAGAATTATCCAGTTCAATCTCTGTAAATGTGTTGCCGGTACTAAGGAGATTTTTCCAACGAAGTTTTCTAAAGAACAGCATTACTTACCATCATCCAACAAGTTTCCCATAGCATGTTCATATCCAACTTCGTATGCAGCCTTGAGCCAGTTTATTATGTGTTCAGCATCAATACCATCCATTTTGTAGGTATAAAGATCATCGTAAAATCTTTCGCCACGAAGACTATACAATTCAATTTCGTTGAACCATTCTGCAAAAGTCATATAATTATCCTATATCAAGGGCGGAACTGTACAGTGATTTGAACAAATTGTCAAGTCTTTTCTTGTCAACATCTGTTGCCATATTATCTATGGAGTTATGTAGAATAGTCAAGGTATCATCCACATTTTCTAGAATATCTTCGTCATCAACCAAATCTAGATTCAAGTTATCATCAACCACCTGAACTTGAATAGGATTTTCCTTTTCGATCTTATCAACAAATAGATCAAACCAATAAGGATTTGTCTTGTTGATGACAATCACCTTGACGTAAGAATCCTTCAGATACGAGAAATCGAAAGACTTCAGTTGATCCGAATCTTTCCACTTATTATCGTCATACTTGACCTTATGAAACAGTTTATACGGATTCTCAATAAATGTCAACTCTTTTGTTTCAAGATCAAGCACATGAAACCCCTTTGGATCATTATAATCGCTCCATGACATTTCATATGGACATCCAAGATATGTGATGTTGCGAGAAGTTGATCGGTGGTGGAAATGTCCAGACAGAACAAGATGAAACTTTGAAAATACATTTGCTTCCATACCACCGTGATGTGGCTGTCCTCTGTGCATCTCAAATCCATCCAGTTCTAGGTGTCCTAGAAGAATATCAGCATTTGACTTCTCAATAATGTCCAGAGCCTGCTCTCTGTTATCATCACAGATCCATGGCATCATAACTATTTTATGACCACGAATATCTATTTCTGTAGGAGAAGAATATACTCCAATATCATATTCACCTAGAAGTAGATCCGGCGAGTTTACTTCATTTGTATTTTTATATGAGGTGCAATGATTGCCCACAATTAAATGCAGATTTATATTGTTCTCCCGGATAGGATCAAACCAATATTCACGACAACGCTTCAATGAAACAAAGTTGATAAACTTTCTTCTATCAAAAGTATCGCCCAAATCCACTACAGTATCTATATCGTTTTCTTTCAAATAAGGAAAAAATACATTCTCATAAAATCTTTGAAAGTGATTGTGCATAACATCTGCATCACCACGCGATCCAAAATGTTGATCCGTAATCAGAGCAATTTTAGTCACTTTCTTCCTTCATATTTCGCAATAATATGATCACAATATTCTTTGATATTTCTAATTGTCTGGACATAATTAAATCTTACATCTTGACGATTGCTTTTATCAAGAGCGTTATCACCCATCTGTCTAATTAATACTGGTACATTATCATACTTTAACATGTTTATACATCCTCTATAAAATTCTCCAATCCTCTTTTTTCTTGGAGCTTTGCTTCTTTCTTTAGTTTTGCGTTTTCAATACCTTCTTCATAAGAGGCAATGAACTTTTGTGTGTTCTCATAAAATTCTGATGAAAGGGCGTGAGGTACATCTGATACTTGAGCAGAAAAATTATTGTTATGAATAATCATATGCTCCATACCTTTGTATTTAACATACTGCTGTTTCTTTTCTTTATTGATTCTTGCAACAAATGCATTCCAAGCAGTCTGAGTAAAAAATGCAAATGGATTGCTTCCTCTGTCTGGATCAAACGTAGAAACATAATTTACAGAATTTTCGATGGCATCACCGATCATTTCATCTTTATAAGAATATGATGAGAAGTTTGGTCGATTAGCTAATTTTGTAGCGATCTTATAAAAACATTCCCCAATATAGTTGGGGATAATTGGCTTAATATCACCTCTTTCATCTGCTTCTCGGCAAAGGTGAATATAATCTTTGATTTCTTGATAAAATCTTTTATTATCAATATAATAAACAGAAGCCTTTTTCTTTACCATAATATCTCCTTACCTTAAACAACACTATACCACACATATCTTCTATGCCGAATAGAAAAATAAACTTTATTTTACACCAAATCTCTCTTGACATGGTTTGTAAGTATGATATACTCCTATTATAGGGTTGAAAATAATATTACTTATTATCTGATTTAGGTTTACTTAGAAACTCTTTGAACATATCCTTTAGCTTATCTGGATTAAATTCATTATCATCTAGAAAGTCATCTTCCAGATCATATCTGTCAATCATTGATTTCCTGAAGTTTTCATATTTAGGATAGTATTTAACCCAAGCCTCATTATAGAACTTTTCGATAATGTCTTTAGGAATAGTTACAGTAAGAACATGTTGGATATCAAAAACAACCATAGCTGAATCAGAAAGTGGATCATAAGGAGTATAAACATAATATCCTTTAGATGATGGATCATCAGAATCTTCATCCAACATTATATGTTGTTCCTTTTTAATGCTCATGGGAGCATATAAAGAAACCATATAATTATTATGATATATGAGTTTTCCAGCAATTCTGTCATTATTAGTAAGTCTGATAAGCACCGTTTCCATATTATAATCCTACATTGTAAAGTTTAAAAGAGAACTTCTCTTGAGTATATATCTTAATTCTTTCCAAGAAATGATTCAAAGTAAAATTCTTATGTGATTTATATTCAAGGTTGTCTATAATATCATAGAGAATTGCTTCATCTTTTGATTCGTGTAGACGAAGCATTCTACCAATAGACTGAAGAACTTTAATCTTAGATTTAGACGGAGAAGCAGCAATCATATGGTGTAATTTCTTAATGTTCACACCGGTTGAGGTTGTACCCAGTCAAAAGTGACCCGATAAGAATCGAGTCACATACCTCCATTTCTACCTTAGTTGGTTTCATCTTTAATCCTTTTCTTACAATTATCAAAATGCCACCTATGCATTGGAGAAATGTTCCCTATAACATCGCAGTGTGGGCACTTTACTTTTTTTGGCGAAGATTTTTCTTTAGGTGGTTTACTTGGTTTCTTTCGACCTCGTACCCAATTTTCTCTTGGAGCATCTACAGATTTTATTTCATCTACTCCATTGTTCCACCAAACCTTTCTTGTCTTTTTTCTTTTTTCTAATCTTTCTGCCTTTTTAATAGGATCTGCCCAAATTTTAAGTTGTATATTTCCCATATTTTTTCTTCTATTTTGTTCTCTTTCGGAATTAGATTTACCGATTTCTAGGTTTTTGAGATATTCTTCATCTTGCCATTTTGCTTTTATTTTTTTACCGGCATCTTCTCTTTTATTCATATCTCTATTAACAATAGTCATATTATCTCTGAATTTTTCTCTTTCTTCTTCAGGCATATTATCCCATCTATATTGCATTCTTTCACAAAAGAATTCATAATATTCGGGATCATTATATCTATCTATAACCTTTTGAATCATATAATTTCTATAATCTTCATCTTGCCATTGTAATTTCATTTGATTAGATAAAATTTCTGCAGAACCTTCCTTAGCATGTCTGGTTAACGACATTTGTTTGCAATGATCTCTAATCAAATCCTGTTCTTCGTCTGTCATTGAGTTCCACCTATCAATTTTCTTTTTTGAAATGTTGTCTCCAAAAAGTTTCTTGGCTTCATCAGATAATTCTTTCCACCATCTTTTTTGTGCTGTAGAAAGAAGATTTCGAGTGATGTCATCAGATGGAACCATATTATTTAATGGTCTAGTAAATGGTTTTATGGTATACGCCATTGCCAATAATTTATGGGCTTCTATGTGAGAAGCATACGGCAATCTAACTATATTAAAAGTTTCATTAATATAGTTAGGAAACATACTTCTTGGTAATATATGGTGGTTTTCACAATATATTTCATTTATTTCTTCAGTCTTATTAGATATACAATAATCTATATATTCAATTAACTTGTCTAAAGAATCTGGGGTTCCCAACACACTATAAAAAATTTCAATAAAATCCATATAAATATATTCTTATGACTACTGGTATATTTATATATTTATATTTTCACATATCCATATATCTGAAATATCGTCGTCACATGTAATATTTTCTACTAATTTAACAGAACCATCAGATAATAATACCTTTGTTCCTGACGGGAATGTTTTACTCACATCATTGAAATGTAAAGTTATATTATAATGTATATCTTCAATAGCA